CTTCTCGCAGAAAGATAATGTAAATATTGTTGGTGATAGTGCAGTTCACTTTGTGCAGTTCTCGGGTGCTGGTCAGATTACGGCTGGACAAGGTATTAGTAAGACTGGCAACACTCTTGCTGTTGATTTATCTGGCACACCAGGACTTGAATTCTCTTCTAATGAACTACAAGCAAAAGTAGACGGTAGTACCATTGAAAGAGTTTCTGGCGGCCTTGCTGTTAAAGATGGTGGTATCAATACTGATAAATTTGCAGTTGCTGGTGGTACAGGTGTAACTCTCACAAACATTGCAACAAATGCTAACGAAACATTCTCTACAGCAGGCCTTAGAGATCAGCTTGAAAATGGTATATACAAAGTCTATACTACTGCTATCGGAGACTCTGATACTACAGCATTAGTAGACTCTGCATATGTTAGCCCGTTAGCTAGAGCCGCTATTACAGCAGGATCAAATATTACATATGACTCTGCAACAGGTGTTATTTCTGGTGCAGCATCTCTTATTGTGCAAGAAGAAGGTAGTGCATTATCTACTGCCGCCACTACACTGAATTTTGTAGGTGCAAGTATAACAGCATCTGGAACTGGTGCAACTAAGACAATTACAGTTGCAGCAGGTTATACCGATGCTGATGTTACTGCTCATGTAGACTCTGCATATGTACAACTCAGAGCGGATTCTGATTACATTAAGACTGTAACAGATTCTGATTACATTAAGACTGTAGCGGATATTAATGCAGCAACTCTTGGCGGCCAAGCAATTGGCGCTTTCTTAAGAAGCGATGCGACTGATGCCTACACAAGTGGCACACTGACATTTAACAATGCCGCAACAGTAGCTTTTGCTAAAACAACTGGCACATCACCATTTACAGTAGCTTCTACAACTGTTGTGACTAATCTTAATGCTGATAGACTAGACGGGCAACATGGCGCTTACTATCGTATAGATATATTAGACTCTGCTGGCACAACACTGAACACATAAGGACTATTGAATGGCTAATCCATCTACTAGACAGGGACTGATTGACTATTGCAAGAGAAAGCTTGGTGATCCTGTAATTGAAATTAACGTAGAAACGAATCAAGTAGAAGATCGTGTAGATGAAGCTATTCAGTTCTATCGGGAGTATAACTCTGATGGATTGTTTAGAACTTATGTGAAGCATCTTGTCACTGCTACTGATGTAACTAACAAATACATTACGGTAAATGATAATGTCTTTTTTGTACAGAGACTTTTTCCTGTCAACTCTTCAGGAACAACATCATCGAATTTCTTTGATTTAAAATATCAACTGTCTCTTAATGAACTTTATGACTTAAATACGTTTATTGGTGACTTGGCTTACTATGAGCAAATGCGACAATACGTTTCTTTGCTTGATATGAAATTGAACGGTCATCCTCAGATTACTTTTAGCAGAAATCAAAATAGAATTTATATTCATGGCGATTTCAATAATCAGAAAATCGAAGCAGGCACATATATTGTCTTTGAAGTCTATCAAGCAATTGATCCACAAACACACACGGACGTATATAATGATATTTTCTTAAAAGAGTATTTGACTCAACTGATTAAGCAACAATGGGGAGCCAACTTGATTAAATTTGATGGTATGGTTCTACCAGGCGGAGTAACAATGAACGGCAGACAATTGTATGATGATGCAACTCAAGAAATCGAAAGATTAAGAGAACAAGTCAGACTTACTCATGAAATGCCTGTTGACTTCTTTTTAGGATAAGACATGGCTAGAAATCCATATATATCACAAGCAGTAAGGTCTGAACAAAATCTTTATGAAGATATCATTATTGAGTCTCTAAAGATTTATGGTCAAGATGTTGAATATTTACCAAGAACTCTTGTCAATGAAGATGAGATTTTTGGTGAAGATGCTGTTTCTAGATTTGACAATGCACACACAATTGAGATGTATCTTGAAAATACAGACGGCTTTGAGGGTGATCAAGACCTGTTCAGCAAGTTTGGTGTAGAAATTCGTGACAGAGCAACAATGCATGTTGCACGGCGCAGATGGGATGCTGTTGTAGGCGCACATGTCACGAACAATAGACCAAACGAAGGTGATTTGATATATCTTGGCTTGTCGGATCAAATCTTTGAAATTATGAGAGTTGTAGATGACACACCTTTCTATCAGTTATCTAATCTTCCTACATATAGACTTGACATTGAATTGTTTGAGTACAATGATGAAGACTTTGATACAGGCAATGAGTCTGTTGATGAAGTTGAGGCACTAGGTAACGTTATTAAATTAACACTTACTGCATCTGATTCTGATGCGCTCCAGCTTGGTGAAAATATTCAATATTTCGTTGATAGCGCAAATGGTCCTAAGCTTGTAGGTGAGATTGTGAATTGGGATGCGTCTACTAATATTCTACAAGTTGCACATATCGGCTCTACTGATGGTAAGTTCAGAACGTTTAGTGCAGGCACATCTATCACTTCTACAACTAGCAACATCACAAAGACAATCTCTGCTATCAATGAAGAACTGCAACAATCGTTTAGTCAGAATGCTGCATTTGAAACGACAGGTGATACCATTATTGACTTCAGTGAAAGCAACCCATTTGGTGAGGTGACATAAGATGTTAAATCAACATTTCTATCACGAAAAGATTCGTAAATGTGTTGCCGTTTTTGGCACACTGTTTAACAACATATATGTCATGAGAAAGAATAGCTCAGGCGCAACTATCAGTCAACTGAAAGTTCCTTTAAGCTATGCACCAAAGCAAAAGTTTTTAGAGCGTATTCGTGAAACTGAAAACTTATCTGATGAAAAATTAGCTATTAAGTTACCTAGAATGTCGTTTGAAATGTCTGCTCTTTACTTTGATCCAAGCAGGCAGCTACCAAAAACAAATAACTTCTCAAGACTAGTCTCAACTAATAACGGTGTAAGAACTAAATTCTTTACTGCGGTACCATATATTATTAACTTTCAGTTAAATATTTTAGCAAAAGCAAATGAAGATGCTGTACAGATTTTAGAACAGATTATTCCTTTCTTTAATCCTTCATACACAATTACAATGAAGCCGTTTGCTGATTATAATGACATCACAGAAGATGTGCCAATCTCTCTGATTGGATTGTCTTTTAGTGATGACTATGAAGGCCAGCTAGAGAACAGAAGAACTATTATTTACACTCTAGATTTTGAGATTAAAACACAGTTCTTTGGCCCCATTTCAGATAGTAAGATCATTCGCAAGGCTATTGTTGATCTTAAGGACTCTGATACTGCTACTCTCATTGATCACTTTGAGCGTATTACTGTTGTGCCAAATCCGACTTCATTAAATATCATTGCAGACAGTGACTTCAACACTACAACAACTTTCTTATATCCAGGGCTAGGCGATAGCATCTAAAAAAATGCAACACTTATATAATGATGACGGCTTGAATATTGTAGTTAAAGGCTTTTGCCCGGTAGACGTTCTTGAGATATGGAAAGCTGAAAGACTAGATAGTTATAGATATTTCAGAGGTGATTATCTAGTTAAAATCACCGAAGATAATAAAACTATTTACATAACAGATTTTGCAGGCAGTCAATCTCCTAGGCAATTACCTAGAAACTCGACTATTGTTATTGAAAATAATGAAATAGTATACTGTAAACAAAACTGGAATACAACTAAAAAATATTATATTCCTCCTCAGGGTTTTGAGAGAAAGTCCAGCTTCGATGATTTCTTTCAAGCAATTGATGATGCTGTTGCACTGAGATGTATTGATAGTCCGACTATCACAATGAGTTGCGGACACGACTCTGGCGTAATAGCGGCATCTGCGCTAAAACAAAACTTAAAGTTTAATGCTCTTTCTTTACGATCTATTGAAAATGAAGATGTGCTTGAGAAGCGAACAAAGCTTGTCAATGGCACAATACTTGATGGATTTACAGAAGGCAGTGGCCATGACTTTATTGTTAATTTTATTTCAGATAATGTTGTGATCAGTGGCTTAGGTGCTGATGAGCTTTATGTAACAGGCGATGATGAGTTACTTGCTGAGTTTTTTGCTGACACAATTGATCTATATGCAAGTAGAGGTATTGAACATAGATTTCCGTTATCTGACTATAGCGTATGGAAAGAGTATTTCTCTTTAGATGAGCGAGTAATTAAGAAAGCAAATAAGTCACCATTTAAAAAATATATGGAAGCACTTGATTTTCCTGTGCATTATGGTCAAAAGGTATCTTTTGGTATTTAAAAATTGCATATTATAAATACATAAAAGTAATAGATACTTTTGGTTTAATTTTACTGGATTACTAATGACTGAAGAAAATGATGCTAAAGATGATTTTGAGTATTCAAGATCAACATATTATGAACTGCTTGATAAAGGCAGAGAAGGACTCGATCTGATGATGGAGGTCGCAAGAGAGTCTGAGCATCCAAGAGCATTTGAAGTTCTTTCCAGCATGATCAAACAGCAGTCTGAAGTTACTGATAGGCTTATGGACTTACAGAAGAAAAAAGTAGACTTAAATGGCACAAAGAAAGAAGAGAAGAAACAGCTAACTCAAAATAATGTATTTGTGGGCTCAACAGCAGATTTACAAAAGATGTTGTCGGGCGATATGGAGGTAATTGAACATGATACTGACGGAACTGACTAGAGGTATATTTAAACTCTTAAAAAAACTGATAAGTGAATCAAGTATTCTACTAGCAGTAATTTACACAATTGGACATATTTTTATTGCAACTATCTGTAATTGGCTTATTACAGGTGCAGCAATGGAGTTAGCAGCAGTAGATGCTATTGTAGAACCTTTGATTAATGGTGTTTGGTTCTATGCACTACACAAATTTGCCAAAAGATTTATTAAATGAACTTCGAAAAAGAAACTTATCTAGGCAATGCACAAGTCAAGAAAGACGGGGTACAGCAAGCCTGGACTAAAAAAGATATCAAAGAATATCAAAAGTGTATGAAAGACCCTGTTTACTTTGCTGAAAAATATGGTAAAGTAATTAATCTCGATAGAGGACTGGTGCCGTTTGAAATGTACCCCTATCAGAAGAAGATGTTTGAACACTTTGAAAGTAGTAGATTTTCTATCGTACTAGCGTGTAGACAGTCTGGTAAGTCTATTAGCTCATGTATGTACATTCTTTGGTATGCACTGTTTCATGCGGATCAGACTATTGCTGTTCTAGCAAACAAAGGCGCTACTGCAAGAGAGATGCTTGCTAGAATTACACTTGCTCTAGAGAACGTACCTTTCTTTCTACAACCTGGCACAAAGGCACTTAACAAAGGCTCGCTAGAGTTTAGTAACAATTCAAGAATTATTGCAGCAGCAACGTCAGGCTCATCTATTCGTGGTTTGTCTGTTAATCTACTGTTTCTAGATGAGTTTGCATTTGTAGAAAATGCAGCACAGTTTTACACTTCGACATACCCTGTTATCTCATCTGGTAAAACATCAAGAGTTATTATTACATCTACTGCGAATGGTATTGGTAATACTTTTCATAAAATATATGAAGGCGCTGTACAAGAGACAAATGAATTTAAATCATTTAGAGTTGACTGGTGGGATGTGCCTGGCAGAGACGATGAATGGAAACAGCAAACAATCTCAAACACTTCAGAATTACAGTTTCAGCAAGAGTTTGGTAACACTTTCTTTGGAACAGGCAATACACTGATTGCTGCTGATGCTTTGTTGAATATGAAAGCATCTATGCCTTTAGAAGATAAAGGTGATGTTAGAATATATGAGCAGCCAAAGTCAGGTCATGATTATATTATGACAGTAGATGTAGCTAAAGGTAGAGGGCAAGACTATTCTACATTCAATATCATTGATATCACACAGACACCATTTAAGCAAGTTGCTATCTATAAGAATAACTTAGTTTCTCCAATTTTGTTTCCAAGTGTTATTCATAAATGGGCAAAGACCTATAACGATGCATATGTCATTGTAGAATCAAATGATGCAGGCTCTGTAGTGGCGAATGGACTTTACTATGATATTGAATATGAGAATGTACATGTAGAGTCAATGATTAAAGCTAATGCAATTGGCGTTACAATGAACAGAAAGATCAAGCAAATTGGGTGTTCTAATCTTAAAGACTTGATTGAAGAAAATAAATTAGAGTTATTAGATATTGATACAATATCCGAATGTTCTACTTTTGAAGCTAAAGGTAATTCGTTTGAAGCATCAAGTGGAAATCATGATGACTTAGTTATGAACTTGGTTATGTTTGCATGGTATGTCGGAACAGAATCATTTATTAATCAGTCCGATTTAAGTATCAGACAAATGCTTTATGATGAAAAGATAAAGGCTATTGAAGAAGAGATAACTCCAGTTGGATTTATTGATGATGGCATTGAAAATGAGAAAAGAGAAGTGAATGGTGGTGACGTTTGGTTTGAAACTAGAACAGGTATGTTCTAAAAATTGTTTATTTTATAAATATTAGTACTGTTTGAAATAAATCTTATTATGCAACCCTTATAATTAATTCAAACGAAAAAGAGGAAGACTCATGGCTTTTTTCACGCCTTCGCTGTCTCCAGCCGTAGTTGTTCGTGAGATTGATCTCACTGGCATTGTACCAAACGTTGGCACCACAACTGGTGTATTTGTTGGTAACTATCGTTGGGGTCCAGTCAATGTACCCACGTCTGTAGACAATGAAGCAACCCTTGTTTCTAAATTTGCTACACCTGACACAACTAACGCAGTTGATTTTCATACTGCTTCACACTTCTCAAAGTATTCTAATCAGCTTCTGAACATTCGTGCTGTAACGAGCGCTGCATTCAACTCTTACGATTCTGACAAGACAGGTGGAGTTTCGTCTGGTGTTAGTGTCGCTTCTACTAGAGGCACACGACTTGTTAAGAATGAAACTGATTTCAACAATCTTCTTAGCGCTTTAGATTCTGATGGCCATAGCTTTATCGCAAAATATCCAGGCGCACTTGGTAATTCGATTCAAATTCAAATGTGTGGATTTGATGCCGGGGACTCCGCATTTACTACATGGTCACTGAGAAATCAGTTTGATCAAGCTCCTGGCACTTCTTCATACCTTGCTGGTAAAACTGGTGTAGGTGATGAAGTACATGTTGCTGTTGTTGATCAAGACGGACAGTTTACTGGCACCAAAGGCGGAGTGCTTGAAACATTCCCATATCTTTCGTTAGCTAGAAACGCAAAGAACGCAGATGGTTCAACGAATTACATTGCTGATGTTCTTAACAACCAATCTGGTTATGTTTGGCTTGTAGACGCTGCTAACATTGACTCTGACTATAGAGTAGCAGGCGCAGGCACAGACGCAGCAGATTCTGGAGATGATTATAAGTTGATTGCAACTGCACAAGGCGTTAAGACTATCAGCCTTGTAAATGGCGCAAACTCTGGTGCACTTACTACTTCTGAGTATGCTACCAGCTTTGATCTTATCGAAGATGTAGATGCATATCAGGTAGACTTCTTGATTGCGCCACCAGTGACTACTAGCTCTGGTGCTAATACTACAGCAGATGCAATTATTACTGATCTAAACAGCATTGCTGCTGTAACTCGTAAAGATTGTGTTGTAGTTGCTTCACCTCCAAAGGCAGCAGTAATTAATACAACTACTCCGGTAGATGATACAATTACTTTTGCTAATCTGCTTCCATCTAGTTCCTATCTTTTCCTTGATAACAACTATCTCAAGGTCTTTGATAAGTACAATGATCAGTTCATTGAAATTCCAGCAAACGGTTCTACCGCAGGTCTGATGGCACAGTCTGATCAACAGACTGCTCCTTGGTTTTCGCCTGCTGGTCTGAGAAGAGGTCAGTATTTTGGTGCTATTGATATTGCTCATTCTCCTGTAAAGGCAGAAAGAGATAGACTCTACAGAGCTAACGTAAACCCAATTGCTAATATTCCAGGTGCTGGCATTACACTGTTTGGTGACAAAACCATGCTGCGTAGACCTTCCGCATTTGACCGCATTAACGTGCGTCGTTTGTTCCTCACTCTTGAAAGAGCAATTGCAAGAGCAGCAAAGTCTGTACTCTTTGAATTCAACGATGAATTTACCAGAGCAGAATTTACTAACCTTGTAGAGCCTTTCTTGAGAGAAGTAAAAGGTCGTCGTGGTATCACCGACTTCCGTGTAGTTTGTGATGAAACAAACAACACACCTGAGATTATTGACCGCAACGAATTTATTGCCACTATCTTCATCAAGCCTGCTCGTTCTATCAACTTCATCACACTGAATTTTGTTGCTGTTAGAACTGGTGTAGACTTCGAAGAAGTAGTTGGTCTGTCATTCTAAACCGCTTAACTAGGAGATAAAAGATGGCTATTTTAGGAGTCGATGACTTCAAAGCAAAACTGAAAGGTGGCGGTGCTAGAGCTAATTTATTCAAGGCTACTGTTAACTTTCCAGGATACGCAGGCGGTGATGTAGAACTTACATCATTCATGTGTAAAGCAGGACAACTTCCTGGCTCTATTATGTCAGAGATTGTTGTTCCGTTCAGAGGTCGTGAACTGAAGATTGCTGGTGATAGAACATTTGATACATGGGATATCACAGTAATTAACGATACTGATTTTAACGTCCGTAATGCTATGGAACGTTGGATGAATGGTATCAATGGTCACACTACAAACGAAGGTCTTGTTAATCCAACAGACTATCAAGCTGACTTAATTATTGATCAGCTAGATAAGAATGGTGACACACTTAAGACATATAACTTCCGTGGTACGTTCCCAACAAACGTTTCTCCGATTGATGTATCTTACGATGCAACTAACACAATCGAAGAATTTACTGTTACGTTCCAAGTCCAGTACTGGGAATCTGGTACTACTTCTTAAGGAAGTGAATAAATAGGGGGGAGACAATCTCTCCCCTATTACTTTTATTTGGAGATAAATTTTGGCAGAAGATGCAAATAGCTTAAAAGTTTTCGGTTTCGAAATCAAAAGAGCTAATAGACAAAAAGAAAAAGAGCAATTGCCCTCTATTGTGCCGCCACTAGATGATGATGGCGCAGGATATGTCACTGCATCTGGTAGTTATTATGGTTCCTTTGTTGATCTTAGCGGTGAAAAAGCAAAAGACGACAAAGACTTAATTAAAAAGTATAGAGACTTAGCAACTCATCCAGAAGTAGACGCTGCAATTGAAGATATTGTAAATGAAGTAATTTCTGGTGAAGATGAAATTATTCAGATTGGTCTTGACAATGTGGAAACATCAGACTCTATCAAAAAACAAATCAAAGAAGAATTTGACAATATTTCAAATATGTTAGATTTTCAGAACTACGGACATGATATTTTCCGTAGATACTATGTTGATGGCAGAATTTACCATCACTTGGTGGTTGATCCAAAAAGACCACAAGAAGGTATTCAAGAAATTAGACCTGTAGACTCTACTAAAATTCGTAAAGTCAAAGAAGTCAAAAAAGAAAGAGACACTGCAACAGGCGCAAACGTTGTTAAGAAAGTAGATGAATATTACATTTACAGCGATGATGCTGCCGGCAGTAACTTAACACGGTCTTCTGGAAATAGCATTTCAAACAATGCTGTTAAGATTTCTACAGATTCTATTAGTTATGTTACAAGTGGACTTTTAGACTCACAGCGTAAAAAAGTAATCTCTTATCTGCATAAGGCAATTAAGCCTATCAATCAATTACGCATGATGGAAGACGCATTAGTTATCTACCGTCTTGCAAGAGCGCCTGAACGCCGTATCTTCTATATTGATGTAGGTAACTTACCTAGAGGTAAAGCCGAGCAATATCTTAAAGACATTATGGCTCGCTATCGCAATAAGCTTGTATATGATGCAAACACAGGTGAGATGAAAAACGATCAAAAGCATATGTCTATGCTTGAAGACTTCTGGCTTCCAAGACGTGAAGGCGGTAGAGGTACAGAGATTTCGACATTACCAGGTGGGCAAAATCTTGGTGAGATTGATGATATTGTTTATTTTCAAAAGAAAGTATTCAAAGCACTTAATGTTCCAATTGGGCGTATTAATCCAGAAGAACAAGGTGGCATCTTAGGTAGATCATCTGAAATCACAAGAGATGAATTTAAGTTTCATAAATTTATTTCTAGATTACGCAAAAGATTCTCTGAACTGTTTATGAACATTCTCAAGAAACAGCTTCTGCTGAAAGGTATCATCACAGAAGATGATTGGGAAAGTTGGAAAAGAAGTATTCTAATTGACTTTATCACAGACAACTATTTTGCAGAATTAAAAGAAACCGAAATGTTAAGAGAACGTATTGGCACACTTCAAAATATGGAGTCATATGTCGGTATGTTCTACTCTAAGTCTTGGATTCAGAAAAATGTTCTTATGTTAACAGATGATGATATTAAGCAAATGGACAAAGATATTGCTGATGAGAAAAAATCTGGTGAGATTGCAGAACCAGAAGAAGAAGAATAAATCGTTTAATTTTTAATTATTATAAATATTATTACATAATTTCAATTGAGGTAAGTAAATGACTGAAATCGCTGATTTTCTAAATAATGTAGCTACTAAAAACTTTATTGAAGCTGAAAAGCAATTTAGTGAACTTGTTAATGCAAAATTATCTGATCGAATTGAAGGTGAAAAGGCCACTGTAGCCTCACAGATTTTTAATAATGCTGTTGAAGAACCTACAATCGAAACGGAAACAGAAGTCGAAGATGAAAACGTTTAAAGAATTTAGTCTCAACATTGCTCCTAAAGGTCATAAGATCGTTAAGGTCTTAGACACTAAGGGTGGTGAAGTCATGATTACAAAGAAAGGTGATACTTTCCATATCATGTATGATAATCAGACTGTTGATACTGAAGACAATCAACGGGAGGCTATGAAGTCTGCCCGAAATTTTGGTCAAATGATGATTAAGGGCGGCCTCGGCGGAGCAAGCTCTTCTAAGTTAGGCGGCAAAAGAATTGGACAAGGTGGAATTTTTAAATGAAACTGATTACAGAACATGTAGAAAATGTTGAGTATATTATCGAAGCTAAAGAAGGCGGCGGTAAGAACTATGTAATTGAAGGTATCTTTGCCCAAGCTGAACAAAAGAACCGAAATGGTAGAATTTATCCAAGAGCAATCTTGGAGCAAGCAGTTTCTAAGTATGACAAGGAGCAGGTGCAAACCCAACGTGCGGTAGGTGAATTGAATCACCCAGCAGGCCCTATCATTAACTTAGATAAAGTATCTCACCGCATCACCGAACTTAATTGGAACGGTAATGATGTGATGGGAAAGGCACTTATTCTTGACACACCTAATGGACAGATTGTTAAAGGTCTCTTAGATGGTGGAGTTAAGCTAGGTGTTTCAACTCGTGGTATGGGAACTCTTGAGCAAAAAGGTGGAGTGAATATGGTCGGTAAAGACTTTATTCTCAATACTGTGGACATCGTACAAGACCCATCTGCACCATCAGCTTTCGTTAATGGGATTATGGAAGGTGTAGAGTGGATTTGGAATAACGGTGTTTTAGAAGCCCAAGAACTTGAAAGAATTGAGACTGAAATTAATAATGCTTCTAAGTCTGATCGCTCTGCGGTTGAGATTCGGGAGTTTAAAAATTTCCTCTCTAAAATTAATCTTTAATAGGAGATAAACATGTCCGAACAGGAAATGGTAGACGACATTGAATCTGTTGAAGAGGTTATTGAGGAAGAAACTTCCGAGGTATCTGAGACAGAAGAAGTGTCTGAAGCAAACGCAGACTCTGCGGTCGATGGCGCAAAAGCTGCTGATGATGACGCTGCCAAAATTAAGGCATCTGCACCATCTAAAGCTAAAGTTCCAGGCGGTGCTGCTACTGCTGGTGATCCAATGCCAAAAACTAAAGCTGGTATGATCAATGCAATGTACGGTAAGATGAATGCTATGAAGAAGCAAGACCTCATGGCAGCTTACGGTAAAATGATGGAAGATACTGATTTTGACGCTGTAGATGTAGAAGATGCTACACCTGCTATTCATGAAAAAGCAGAAGCTGTGACTATTGATGTTACTGCTGACATGAATGCATTAGCAGAATCTGAAGCAACTCTTTCTGAAACATTCAAAGACAAAGCTGCTGTGATTATGGAAGCTGCTGTAAAGTCTAAGGTTTCTGAAGAAGTGTCAAGAATTGAATCTGAACTTCAAGAAGAATTTGACGAAGAACTGAAGACCACCCGTGAGGAAATGGTCGAGCAGATTGATGGTTACCTCAACTATGTTGTCGAAAAATTCATGGAAGAAAACAAGTTGGCAATCGAGAACGGTCTCCGTGCTGAGATTGCTGAAGACTTCATGAAGGGTCTTAAGAGCCTCTTCACCGAAGCTTATGTTGATGTTCCAGAATCTAAAGTTGACTTGGTTGATGATCTTTCTGAGCAAGTTCGTGAACTTGAAGAAAAACTCAACGAAACCACAGAATCCTCTATCCATATGTCTGGTGAACTGGAAGAACTCAAGCGTGATGCAATCATTCGTGAGCATTCCCGTGATCTTGCTGAGACACAGGTAGAGAAGTTGAAAACCCTAGCCGAAGATATTGATTTTGAAGATGCTGAAACTTTCGCTTCGAAAGTAGCTACCATCAAAGAATCTTACTTCACCAAAAAGAAAGTAACTGTAGCTGTAGAGCAAGTTGATGAGTCTGCTGAAGAGCAGGAAATCTCTGGCGCAATGGCTGCTTATGTTACTGCACTTAAGCAATCTCACAAACCACAATAATAAAATAAAGGTGTATTAAAAAAATGCAAGCTCCTCTCTCTTACGATAGACTCGTAAATAAGTGGGCACCAGTTCTTAACGAAGAAACCGCTGGTCCTATTTCCGATCATTACCGCAAGCAAGTAACTGCGGCAATTCTTGAAAACCAAGAAGTAGCTATGCGTGAAGAAGCAAATCAAGCTTCCTTTGGCGCAATTAACGAGGCTGGTACTGTTACTGGTGACGCTGCTCAATTTAACCCTGTACTGATTTCGCTTGTTCGTCGTTCCATGCCTAACCTGATGGCTTACGACGTATGTGGTGTGCAGCCAATGACTGGTCCTACTGGCCTGATCTTCGCTATGAAGTCTAAGTACAAGACTACCCGTGGCGGTGCTACTTCTGGTGATGAGGCTCTGATTGACGAAGCACTTACTGGCTTCTCTGGCGACTCTGGTAGCCAAAATGCTGGTCCTGCTGGTCTTGATGCAGCTAACTTTGACTCTGACTCTTCTGCTGATGACGCCCGTGTAACTGCTCTTGCTAAAGGTGGTATGACTGCGGCAGTTGGTGAAGCACTTGGCGACGCTTCTACTAATGCAATCTCTGAGATGGGTTTCACGATTGAGAAGCAGACAGTAACTGCTACGACTCGTGCGCTCAAAGCTGAGTACACAATGGAACTGGCTCAAGACCTCAAAGCTATTCATGGTCTCGACGCTGAAACTGAGCTGGCTAACATTCTGTCCGCTGAAATTCTGGCAGAAATTAACCGTGAAGTTATTCGTACCATTAACTCCCAAGCTAAGTCTGGTGGCGCTCTTACCGCTGCTGGTTCTCCTTCTGCTGACTTTGACCTGAACACTGATGCTGATGGTCGCTGGTCTGTAGAGAAGTTCAAAGGCTTGATCTTCCAGATTGAGAAAGATGCTAACACGATTGCTAAAGAGACTCGTCGTGGTCGTGGTAACTTCCTCATCTGTTCGTCTGATGTAGCATCTGCTCTTGCTGCTGCTGGTATGCTTGACTACTCTCCTGCTATCTCTGCAAACTTGCAGGTAGACGACACAGGCAACACGTTTGCTGGTGTTCTGAACGGCAAGATGAAAGTATACATTGATCCATATGCAACTACAGACTATGCTACTGTTGGTTACAAAGGTTCTAACGCATACGACGCTGGTGTATTCTACTGTCCATACGTGCCACTTACCATGGTTCGTGCGGTTGGCGAGAATGACTTCCAGCCAAAGATCGGCTTTAAGACACGTTACGGCATGGCTTCCAACCCATTCGTTGGTTCCACACCTTCTAACGGTCTAGCTGCTGTTAAGACTAACCAATACTACAGAATCTTTAGAGTTGCTAACATCCTTAGCTAAGTCTAATTAAAACAATAATAATTGTAGTATAAATACTAGGGTAGATCGAAAGGTCTACCCTTTCTTTTTGGAGTAAATAAATGGCTACACTGACAAAAAATCAGAACTACCTACAGCCAACTGGATTTAAAGTCGTTATTGACAGAGAGAATTATCCTAACTTGGAATTCTTTGCACAATCAGTCAATCACCCAGACACAAATCTTGGTGCGCCAGCTATGCCATTTAAAGGAATTGATAACATAGCATTGCCTGGTGATACGATTTCATATTCTGAGCTTTCTATCTCTTTTATTCTTGATGAAGATATCAAGTCATATACAGAAATCTATGCATGGCTTGAGAGATTAGTCAATGAAGAACATGTCAATGAAGGCCCAAGATCGAGCAGAAGTGCTTCAAGACCGCCTAGTCAAGCAGACATTTCTGTTTCTATTTTAACTAGTCATAGTAATCAGACAAAGAGAGTACTCTATAAGGGCTGTACACCAACTTCTCTGAGTGGACTAGAACTCACTTCTATTGCATCTAGTGTTGAATACTTGACTTTTAATGTTAGCTTTGCATTTACAGGCTTTGAATTTAAAGGCTAATATGCTATAATAAATGCAGTATAACCCTGCAAGGATATGATAATGAAACTTGATTTGAATAGCATTCTAAAGATGTGGCAAGACGACTGTGAGATTAGCGAATTTAATTTAGATGAAGCATCTAGACAGACGCCCTCTCTCCATGCCAAATATCTTGAACTACGATCACTCACAAAAGTTAAACTTGTAGCAACAGAGAATGAACAAAAAATTCTTCTGAAAGCAAAGTGGCTTTATTACAACGGCAAAATGACTGAGCAAGACATCAAAGAAAAAGGCTGGGAGTTTGATCCTTTCAAAGGGATAAAAGTACTAAAAGGTGAGATGAATTATTATTATGATGCAGACACAGATATTCAGAAGTCTGAAGAACGAATTCAGTATTTTAAGACTGTGCTAGATACATTAGATGAAATTATTAATAACTTAAAATGGCGTCATTCTACAATTAAGAATATGATTGATTGGAGACGTTTTGAAGCCGGAGGCTAATATGGCAATGTTTGTTGATGAGGAGTTTACTTCTCATGCTGGTCTAAAATTAGGATGGAAGATTGAGATGGACGCTCTATATGTGAGTGACTGGCGCTGTCTTGCAAAAATGATTTTAGAGCATGAAAAAAGACCTTTTCGTAAAGCAGTTGGTATTCCTCGGGGCGGTAAACGTCTTGGTGATATCCTCAATGAATCTGCTACAGGTAATTCTAATGATCCTGTTCTTATTGTAGATGATGTATATACTACAGGCACTAGCTTTAGAGATTTTATTGAAGAGTATTACCCAGATGATAATATTATCTGTTGGACAGTCTTTGCTCGTAATAAAATTGATAAGAGACATATCAATGCATTGTTTCAAATGCCCTCTAAGACTGCATAATGCCAGACTTAGTAGTTAAGCAAAAAAACTATTCTGCACTACAACTTCAATGTGAACCTCATGTAGCTAGTGAGTTGAATGATTATTTTTCATTCGAAACTCCTGGCTACAAATACATGCCTGCTTATAAGAGTGGTAAGTGGGATGGTAAAACACGTCTGTTTAATGTTCGTAACAACGAACTACCTGTTGGTCTATGGGAATACTTACAAGATTTTGTTGGGCCTAGAAACTACAAGCTAGACATTGACACAGATGATGTTTATGGAAATCCAGGACAAGCAGAAGATGTGGACCCTAAAGAAGTCTATGAGTTTATTGGTAAGCTAAGACTACCATTTGAAGTTAGACGGTATCAATTTGATGCTGTAATTCAAGCACTACACAGCAAGAGAGCTATTCTACTTTCTCCTACAGGTTCTGGCAAGTCTCTAATTATCTATATTTTGATGATGTGGTATCTTGAGCATTATGATAATAGAATTCTGATTGTCGTGCCAACAACTGGTCTTGTGCAACAGATGTTCTCTGACTTTGAGCAGTATGGACTAGAAGCATCAGAAGTTTGTCACAGAATCTATTCTGGTATGCCTAAAAATAATATTCCACAGAGAGTATTCATTTCAACATGGCAGTCAATCTATAAACTTCCTGGCACATGGTTTGAACAATTTGGCTGCATCTTTGGCGATGAAGTACACACATTCAAAGCAAAGTCTCTTACAGGGCTGATGAATAAATCAAGAGAAGCAGAGTATAGAATAGGCACTACAGGTACGTTAGACGGCACACAGTGTCACAAGCTTGTGCTAGAAGGTCTATTTGGTAGAGTGTATAAAGTAACTACTACTCGCAATCTTATGGATCAAGACACACTTGCAGAGCTAAAAATTAACATACTGAGACTGCGATATCCAAGAGAAGTGTGTAAGGACATTATAAATAGTAAAGATTACCACTATGAAATGGACTATATTGTAGGCAATGTTAAACGCAATCGTCTAATTAAAAACTTAGCAGTGCAGCAGGACGGTAACACTCTAGTACTATTTCAGTATGTTGATAAGCATGGCAAAATACTTTTTGATTTGATCAAAAATAAAGTAGATGAGAATAGAAAGGTATTTTACGTCTCTGGTGAAGTTGATGGTGAAGCCAGAGAAGAGATTAGAAAGATCGTTGAAAAAGAGAAGAATGCTATTATCGTTGCCTCTCTAGGCACTTTTTCAACAGGTGTTAACATTAAAAATCTACATAATATTATCTTTGCTTCGCCATCAAAGTCGCAAGTAAAGGTCTTACAAAGTATTGGTAGAGGATTAAGAAAATCGGAGAACGGCAAGCATACTACATTATATGATATAGCTGATGACATGCATGTAGACAAAAAGAAAAACTATACTCTTTTACATGCACTTGAACGAATGAAAATTTATAAAAGAGAAAAATTCGATTACAAAATTCATGAGGTAGAGCTATGAATAATGAAGAAATTAAAGTTATTAAGTTTGTGAGTGGAGAAGAAATTGTCGCAAGAATCAAAGATGGTGATCCTGAGACTGTCATAGGACTAAGTAATCCATATGTTGTGCAGTTGAGTGAAGAGGGTGTAGCTTTGTTTCCTTGGATTCTATCAGCCGACTATACTGAAATTGTAAATGTATCAACACTCGCTATAGTATCTATTGCTAATCCAAAAGAAAAGATCATTGAAGGATATAATACAGTAGTTAAGACTGACATAGTGGAAGAGACTGCATTAGATTTTGAAGATGAACTGTATGAGTCAATGAATATC